CGGCAAGCAATGGCATTCCGTAGAATACTATTGCCATAAGCACGTCCTCAAAGAATATCTCTGCTGTCTGCGGTCTTGCGACATATTCCAGAAAAACCCTGTTTGTGGGTACGTTTTCCATAGAAAACTTTGTAACTCCGTGAAGAGCGCCGTTGGAACCCAGCCTGTCTACCGTTCCTGATATGTCGTAACTGTCGCAACCGAAAGCCCCTACGTGCTCGTTAGCCGGATACTTCACTCCGTTTTTCAGTATGAACCTGTTTTGCATACTCAGCTCGGGTATCCATGTTATCTTGAATCTTCCGTTTCGGTTAGGCATGAATTCCACGAAGGTGTCCTTAACGCCTGACTTCCATTGAAAGTTTCCTACGTTAACTATAGACGACCCCCTGATTCCCTCGTTATAGTCTATCTGCTCGTATATCTTTGTCAGGTTAAAAAGAGAATGTTTCGTCTCGTCCCTGAAGGCGTGCTTTTCCGTTCTTGGAAACTGCCTGTAGAACTCGTTTAGCGAGTCCTGGTCGTTCTTCAAGCCCTCTACCTCGTTGTTCCAGTAGTCTATTACGCCTATCTTTATCTGATAGCCATCATGCCCGTAAGTCTTTTCGCTTGGCGTTTCGAATACAGGTAATCCATACATATCGATGTATCCCTCGTAATTCCATTCCATAGGTATGAACAAACTATATAGTCCCGAGCTAGTCTGTCCATTGCGGTTTCTTTTTGTGACGTCGGATTCATAATAAAGATTTTTAAAGTTGTCTCCACCCTTCTCTAAAGAGTTCGACGTGCTGCCCATCATACACTTGCCGACCACCCTGCTACCTAGACGTAGTGTCGTTTTCGTAACGCGCCAGTTGTTTAGTATGTTGTTAGGTCTTTCCCACTTGCCGCTTTCGTCGTGAACCAGCAGCTTTAGCTTTTCACCGTCGTAGCTGTTGTCGCCCGTATTCTTCCAGTCTATCGTCGTATCGAGTCCAGTGAGTTCCTCGGGCCTCTCGTTCGAGAGTAGCTTTTTCCTCGTAAACTTGGATGCTGGAACTCTGTATGCCAGTTCTGTCTTGGGTCTATCCATACCATCCTGTATCGGTTTGAAAAAGAACGGATAATTGACCGATATTGGTACGACTTTATCTGTGAACATTTTCTTAGCATCGGCCCCAGATTTGGACAGTATGCCGTATCGTGAATCTGATGAAATTGTAGCGAGGTTGACAGTCTCTGACGAAGCCATAAAGGAAAAGCCGGATCGTCTATTTTTAAGATAGCACATTCCATAACACCTCTCGTCTGCTTTACAGGCTTCCCAGAATATGTGGAATAGTCTGTTTGATTCTCTGAACTGAGGGTTGCCAACATCAATCTTGGTCCACTGCAGGTACATGTAATGAGAACCAGTAAGGTAAGTGTCAATACCTTTATTACTGAACCAGAAGCCGTTTTCTCTCCTGTTGAATTCTTCGTCGATATAATCATACCATCTTTCTTTAAAGTCCGAAGGGTACTGCTCCCATTCGAATATAGTTTTTATTCTTCCAAGGTTTTTGTCTATATCCAGCTTCTGCCAATATTGTTCATCTGTTTTCTTAGACCTGGAATATACGTTTTCGGCTTTAGGCAATGCTATCCTGAGATTCTGTATCTCATATATATCACCTATTTTTCCGGTCTTGCTGATGACAACCATATCGTACTCCTCATTGTATCCGTACTTCCACTTGCCGTATCGGTTTTTTGTCGATATGACCTTTGGCTTTACGTGGTTGTCGAGTATCTTTACTAGGTTTTGCTGATACATTACTTGGATCTTCCTTCGGCGAATCCCTTGAACGACTTCTCCTTATCGTTCGAGGACTTGCCTCCTTCTATTATTTCTTTTTCCTCTTCTATTCTCCTGAGTATTTCGAATGCGTCGAATATCGCGAGCTTCTTTGTGGCTGCCGCGTTCTTGAGCCTGTCTGCGGATATATCGTCTTCTGAGTCTACTATAGGTTCTTTTGCGACCTTTATCAGCTCATCTACCGCTACCTGCCCAGCTTGGATTATATTCAACTTCGTCTCCTTCGTATTCATATTTTATAGCAATGTCTTTTGTTTTCATTCGGTACATTCTCTCGTTTTCGACAAGAAACTCGTACTCGCTGTCTGGAGTGAAGCCTATAAGGTCTCCCTCGCTTATTTTAAAAGCATTTAAGGAACTATTGCCGTATTTTATTATACCTATATTAGATCGCTCTTTTTCGTGCGTTACAAGCCGTTTTTTGTTTTCGGCTATAGGCTTTACGAAACAGAAGTCGAACGGTGCGTTCCACTTTCCGTCTCTCTTGTACAGAAATATCTGGTCGTGATAGCAGAAGTACATGTCTTCGGTAAAGTACGATGAGCTGTTTTTCTCTTTTCCCCTTATGTCGTGAAACCTCCTGAAGACGTTATGGTGAACTATCACCTCGTCTCCTTTCATTATTTCACCTGGATTAACCTTTGGCACTGATTCTACAATACCTATCCTGCTCACGTAGCGGTGGTCGTCCATAGTCGTGTTGACTATGAGCTGCTTTCCGTTTACCTCTATCTCGTTCTCGTATCTGTTTTTCTTCGGCGTTACTATAAAGTTAAATAAACTTTGCATTAATATTCAAGATTGTATTCGATTGAAATGGCCATGTTGGAATTGAACTTCTTCCACGGCAGAATCTCCTTGTCTTTTTCAATGTATATATTGTAGGAGTTGTCTTTGTCGTCGTACAATATATCCGATATACAATGCCCTCCGTAAACCTGCTGGCCCACGGAGTAGTGCATCGCTTCGTTTTTATAGTCTGTCCCTATGCTTATCTTTCTTATAAGTTTAGCCATAGGAATTGTTGTTTTACTCTTTATCTTCCGGCTTTTCCTCTTCAATAACCTCGTAAGAGCCGTCCTCAAGGTTTACGTTGATCTTCCCGTATTCCTCCTGTAGCTCGTCTGAAGTCTCCTTTATCTTAGCCATAACGTTATTCAAGGCGTGCAATAGCTCGTGCTTCTGCGCCTCAGCCACACCGATATCGCCTATCAGCCTGGATTTTACGTTCTGTTGTGATTGCAACTTCTCAAGTTGCTCTTTAGAGATTTTGTTTTCTTTACTCATGGTTTCTGTTTTATTATATTGAATTACTTTTTTCTTATGGTTTGAAACTTTTCAGCCCCACGCGATCCGAAATAGGCCACGTATACGGTAACGAGAAGAGTCTGCAGAAGATCCACCCAACCGGATGAAACGCTGAAACTCCAATCGAAGCTGTCAAGCAGTATTAGGAGCACCATAGATATGGTAAGGAATATGAGACTCATCGGCCGCGTGTTCTTGCTCAGCCAAGAATCGGACTTCATATCCGACTCCCATCTCTTCGACACCTCCTGCATCTCGACCATATCCTGCTCGAGAAGCATCAACGCCTTCTCCTTGTCCTCCTGAGGTAATGCGGGCTCCTTGTGTATGAGGTTCTTTACCAACCCCAACACGCCCTGGTCTGGTAGCACGTTACCTACCGTGCCTAGAATACCCGGTGCGGCCTTCGATAAGAACTGGCCGACCTTGGTTTCCGAAAATTTCTTTTTATTTTTTGACATTCTTCCTGCCCTTTCTGGCCTTGCCCTTCAATGCGTCGTCTATGTCGCCTATCTGGTTTCCGACCTCCTTTATTGCCTTTGCGACGTCGCTTAGCTCCTGAGACGTAAGCTTGAATCTTCTCTTTATCTCTTTCGCCGTCTCTATCGCCTTCTCGTCTACGCTCGTCTTGCTCCAGATCTTTTTCCAAAGATTGCTGAAGAAACTCTTGATCTTACCCATTAGCTTATGCCTAAGTCGTTGATCTTTTTCTTCTCTTCCGCGCTAAGGTTTTCCACAAACTTGGGAATCGCCATCTTAAGCTTCAGGTGTCTTTCGTTCCTGAACAGCTCGTCTTTCTCTTCCTCGCTCTGCTTGTCTGCGGCTATAGCGCCTATTCTTTCTACTATGGATACAGAGTCCATAGATGCGAATATGTCTTTTTTCGCCTGTTCGTCAGTGTATTCTATACTCATTTGCTTATTTTATATTGGTTATTAACTATTATATTTACCTGCTTTTCCAGGTTTTTACTCTATCCAGCGGATATCTTGAGAACGCCGCTGTCGTTGTACAGCTGCCCGGCGTTAGACGGGTCTGATGTCGGAAGATTCGACATTATCACCTTTTGCGTTAATATTTTTGTTGACACATCACTGCCGTCTAGTTCGATATACGAAGTTACACCACCAGAACCATCATCAGACTGAAAAATAATATCTTTGTCATCTGCGAAATTCCTTATCTTCAAATCACCTGTTGAATTATCTGAAAAAGTGTCAGTTCCATTATGGTATATCGCAAAATCACCACCTGCACCAAATCTTGCTCTACCGCTAT